AAGAGTATTTAGAGGATAGCCTCATCTTCCCCTAGCCATTCTTGCATCGGTTTAATCTTGCTATCCCGAGTACAGTACCTTACTTTGAATGAGGGAAGAAATAACCCCTCATAATTTCTAGAGTGGTGTTGGATAACTTCTAATAAGTCTTTTTCAATTCGGTGGATAGGCTTCTCTAAATACTCTTCACATTTGATCATCCAGGCTTCTTTTTCCGGCAGCTCTGTTTTAATATCGTTAGTGAATAACTCTATTTTTTCCCAGATATCAGTATGATAGATTTTTAGAATGATTGCAGTAGTTAGGCTATCCTTCCCACTCAAACCCAAAAGGTGTCTTGCCATGAATAAATACAGTGCTCTAGATTACCTGTATGATCAGGTTAACCTAAACATCGAATCCCATACCCGGAAAAGAGAAGTAGCGCTAAAAATTAACGATACGGCTTCTATTAACAAAAATGAAGGGGCTATTCAGGCTTTAACATTGTTGAGTAAGCAGATCGACTTCTTAAAGGGGGGATGGTTTGCTTAAAATTAAAAAAAATAATAAAGGGGCAGCACTTCTGCCACCCCTCAATACCTGAATAACTGTTAGGTTTATACGGCGTCTTTCACCTGTTGGCTGTAGAGCAATTTAGGCTCAACAATAACAGGCAAGACAGTGGCTACACCTTGGGTAGCATCTACCGGAGGCACAGGCTCGATTTCACGAGTCACCACATACACACCAGTTTCACCATCGTTTTCCAGCGTCGGACCCATTGCCCGCTTACCCATGTCATTGTTAAGGAAGACAAAGCGGTTATCATTCAAGAAGCGAGTGTTAACGGTGGTTTTATCAGCCAACTCGTTTTTGTACATCTCATCGAAAGGAACGATGGGGGGTAGGTTACGAGCTTTCAGGATTTCGGCCAGCATATCGACGGAAACAGAGCCGACCTGAGTAGTAGTCTTCATGACTACTGCCTCTTTGGTGGAGGTCTGTTGCAGCAGGTCGTTAATCAGAGTACGACCCATAACGACGGCTTCAGGATAGAAACCATTAACGGTCACGTAGTCGTTACACGCTCTAAAGAGTACACCTAGACCATCTGCGGTAGCATATTGATCCCAACGGTCATCACCAACGAGAGGACTGGGGAAATGGTCGTAGCTATTGTCTACACCATCCCGATAATCCAGTGAAGTAGTCAGACCAGTACGGGGGTCAGTCCGGGAGACTTTACCCGTTTGGAGAACTTCCCAAGTCATAACATCAAGGAGTTCAACCTGAGCACGAGCAATTTGCTCAATAGTACCAAACAGGTACATAGCTAGGTCTTCGTTTGCACCTTTGATCAGTTGACCCGTGTAAGGGTCACGAACCGTTTGGACACGAATATTATTCCGCTGGGCCTTTTCCATAGCCTCCTTCATTTGCCACTGTTTGTTCTCATCGTAGATGAAACTCAAACCAGTTTTCATGAGTTGTCCAGTCAGTTCGCGGAACCGCCCGTGTTGGGTCGCTGGGGGTTCACTACCGTAGGCGATGACACTTGCTACCGTCTCGATGCGATCCACGATATAGCCAAGAAAATCACGGCTCTCGTAAGTTTCAAAGGGAATATACTTATCAAGAATCTTACTTCTTTTTTTAAGGTTCCACAGAGTCTCATCGACGACTAGCTGGGCCATGCCATGCTGCTGTTGATCAGCAAGCCAATTAGCAATCCAAGCCATTTTAAATAATACTCCTAAAGATTAAATTTTGGCGCTTTATTTGATTTTATGGGTAGGTAAATAAATACCTACCCCTTTCTGTTTACTCGATGGTTAGTTTTTCAAACTGTTCATCGATTTCTTCGTCGTAATAAGGCAAAGAAATCTTGTAGATAGCTCGGGCCTCAGTGACAGCATTCAGGTCAGCCCGATCCCGATATTTAAAGTCCACGTTGGAAGCATGGAGACCATACATTTCTTCGATCATCGTACCGATGCGACCACCTTCACCCACCGCAGCAGCGGAGTTAGCCTCCAATACTACAGTTTTAGCAGCGTGGTCTACACGGGAAACCTTACCTAGATAGGTAGGTGCTGAGCTAACTTGTGCATCTAAGGTAGCAGTTCCATTGCCCGCAGTAGTTGCAGTTACACGAACAGTGTACTTAGTACCGTGGGTGTAAACTACGATCTTGTCATTAGCAAGGTCAGCTTCAAACCGCAGATGCTTACTCAAGGGGCTGGCATTAAAGAGTTCTGCGAACTCAGAAATATATTCGTCCAGAATAGTGGGGGTTGCCGTTGCCGTAGCTCGGTAAGCCACACTACCGTAAGCGATTTCAAGGGTGTCACCCGCTGCCCAAGTAGCAGCTAAGGTAATTGCTGTTTTGGGTTCAATATGATAAATCTCATCTCCCGCCAAAAACAGTTCAGGATAAGCTACTTCAATGTTAGGGCTGCCCGTAGTGACAGCCGCTTCAGTCTTGGCACGAGGCAAAAAGCGGTTTACGCCACCGACTTTAGCCATAAACAAGCCTGCGGGGACAGTCTTCTTTCCGTCCTTGTTCAAGCCTACGTTTGCTGCCAGGATTTGAACACCTTTAGTAGACCCAATAGTACTAGTGGACTTATAAATAGGTTTCTCTTGTTCAGTCCACTCACCATATCTAAAATGAGCCATGTTTTCTCCTATAGGTTTTAACTCTAGTTACTAATTAGTCTTCGTCACGGCTAGAAAGGCCGCTGCGTTCCCGCCAGAAGTCAAACGAAGCTTGGATATCGGTAGCTAGTTCATCGACTTCATCCTGGTCTAGGTCAAAGTCTTCACCATCGTAAACACTTCCAGAGAAATCAAGGAACTCCCCTACATCTTCAAAGAGAGACAAGGCGTATTCAATTCGATCCAAATGAGAAGCTGCGTCTACGTTATCTTCATCGCAAACAGCGGAGAAGTTGGCAGTGTAATCTTCGTTTTCACCAAAGATTCGGCTAAAGGCAATGGGAGGTAAAGTACCCGCATCAACCATGTTTTCTGCGCGATTCAAAAGGTTTTTCAGATAGCTGCCCACTAGCATACTATCTTCCATAGCCTCTACTTTATTAGCGTAACGCGAATAGGAAGCTAGCAACTCCTCAGCGTCAGCTTCATCATAGTCGTCTTCGTCATCTTCGTCATCATACTCATCGTCTTCGTCATCATACTCATCGTAGATGTCGTCGTCGTCGTATTCCTCTTCATCTTCGTAGTCCTCCTCTTCCATCGCATCAAGCAAGTCTTCAGCCATCTCGATAGAAGCAATAGCGGAGTTGACTAGCCGTTCTTCTTCGATTTCGTCTTCACACAATTCGCTAATGACTTCCAAGAAACCTTCTTCAGGAATCGCTTGACCAACCATTAGTTGTAAGGCTACCTCTTCATCGAAGTCGGTATAGCCAGCCGCCTGCATAGAATCCACTAGGTCTTCTACAGCAGTATCAATATCGTCATAGTGATTTTCGAGAGTTGCAAGCAGTTGAGCACCAAAAGGATTTTCTCCTACCATAGTGCTAAATTCCGCAAGACCTGAATATTCAGATCTTCCAAAGTTATAAAAATTTCCACTCATAACAAATGCCAATGATATTTCCTTTCTTTATTCTATCCCAAATTATTTTGCACGACTAAAAAGTAGATCTTTTTGGGAATTACGTGCAAATTTTCTAGTCAAAGGAGGGAGTTTGTCTTTAGCCTGTTTCTTCTCATAATCTTTATCAGTAGACATACCTGAGTCTAAACCCTGTTCCTCCTCTTCTACTAGTTTAAACATTTCTTCGATTCTTTCCATCGCATATTGCAGGGCGTCGTAGCTGGCTTCGATAGGATCTTGAACATCTTTTGCCATTAACTCCTCATCAGTCATGGCCTGTAGAGAAGTCAGAATTAAAAACAGGTCATCCACTAGTTGGTAGTATTTACTTTCAACTACTAGCTGATTCTGTTTACTGGCTTTTAGATCTTCAAAGCTTACTGCTTTAACTGGAGGCTTATGGTCAGAAGTCTTATAACCAGGAATCTCATTATCAAGTGCCCGCTGATTTGCCTGTTCCATAATATCTTCGGAAAAAAGAAGAAGATACCCTTGTTCTTCCGCTTCTTTAGAAAAGCCCAGAATAGCAGGGCCAACTACTGCGGGAATAGGGGTAGCAGAGATCTCAACCACTCTCTCTTCTTTAGGATCAATGCCGGGGGATAGAGTCTGAATGGTTCTATCTACAACGCCACTAAAAGCGGCCCTCCCTTTAGCGACTAATTTATCAGTGAAGATCCCAACCTTACCTACCAGGTCTCGACACTTCTTACCCACTAAGTCATCGGGTTCAATCTCTTTTAGGTAAAGTTCCCCTTCTAAATCACCGATATTAAACTCTTGAGTTTTTTTATGGTCTCTTTGAAAGGGAACCCGACCCCCACTTTTTAGGTGAGCGTTAGTGGGTAAGAAGTGTCGA